TCACGCGAAACCAAGCCTGTCCGTTCATCAAGGAACGGAACACGCGGGGCAGGGATTTGCGTGATGTTCTGGGTCATTACGATGCCGTCGGACTAATCTGTAGTTCGGCGCCCATGATGGCGACCTTAACTGGATCAGTGCCGCTAATCTCATACACACGGTCGCGGAGTTTTAGCGTCATACCAAGGCGGCGGAATATGACGCGAGTCCCATATTGGCCTACACGCCCCATAGAGACTTGACGTTCTCCGTTCCAGGTGTGACCGCCGTCATCCGACCAACGCAGCATTAACTGCGGATTTGCCCCCAACACAGCAGGGCTTTGGTCTTCGAGCAACAAAAATCCAGAAGTTGACCCGTCATATCCGGTGACATAAATGGTGTCACCATCTTCGGTTGTAATTTCTTCAAGAAGTTCGGTTCCTAGCGTACCGATATTTACGATTGTCCCGTTGTTTTCCAGCAAAATGCGGCCATCATCTTCCAGCAAAATCATTCCAGGTCCGTCAAATTGATCGCGTCCCGCTAATCCAACGCCTGTCTCACAATCAATTTGGAGGGAATGATGAGTGGTGCGCTTAAGGTCATTAGCGCCCGGAGCCAACGCACGCCACGACCGCAACCATTTCTGGGTCTGCCCGTCGTCGGCATAAATGTCTAAATCAAACTCGTATACCTTGCCATTTTGGTAATCACCAATGATAGGCACCCCGTTAAACCGGGCGTGGCAGTTGCCACGATGACGCTTAAAATCGCCATTACGGAAGCCAGCACGTTCATGCCAAGCGCCAGTTGCAGCGTCAAACACCCACGTTGTATCGGCGTCGGTAAAGTTCAGCACATAGAACGTATGGCCGTCTTGCTGGTAGGTATAACCAACCGCATCGGCCAAATTGCCATATCCTTGGATGGCAAACTCTACGGCATGAGTAGAGATGCGAACGCCTTGATAACCATTCGCTCTGTAGACGATACCCTGACCGCGAGCGTCTGCGCCGAGCCAAAAGACGGAATTATCCATCTTGGCGACCGAGTAGGGGGCAATACAACCGATCTCGTTGTAAGCGCCTTGGATACGGGAGAGGGGAAAATCAGGGTCGCCCGAGTTGTACCAGACCTCCACCGAATTCGTGCCAAACAGCCACGCTTCTCGGTGGTCAATGATGAGGGAAACAAGCCCGTCTGGTGAACCCTCCGCGCTCGCAAAATCCAAGGGGTCTACCGACAGCCCATCCAATAAGGCTGTGACCCATACTCTCTGCGAGTTCGGCTCATTGAATACAAAGTAACCGTCAAGATAGCCTACGTTTACAGCACCCGGAAAATCCGGGTCAGTGATTTGGGCAAACGCAAGCGTGTCAGTGTTGTAAATATACCCGTCAGGATTGCACGCTATAAATATCTGAGTTCCGTTATCGGCAATAGAAACCGGACCAATTCCGGTTACATCGCCAATCTTGTTAGCGGCGTATGTTGTTGTCAGTCGATAAAACTCGCTGCCTGACACGACATACAAGTAACTACCAAGACTGTACACGCCACGGATAGGGCCAGTGCCAACCGTGGCTTTTACCGTCAAACCAGGGCAGCGTTGCAGATACGCAGGCTCTTTTCCGCCTTCTGGGATAACCTCTGGATAAAGGTTTACCATCCGATTGTCGGCAGCATTGACCGACCGGATAACATACGACGACCCTAGGATCGGCGTCTTCACTTAGAAGTTTCCGGTAAAGATATTAAAGCGCGGACGATTGACAAGCAGCGCCGCTGGCATTGCCATCAAGTCATCCGGGTTGTTGATGCGCTTCAAATCGCGCTTGCTCGCCATAGCGATGCGCTGCACTTGCGGCGATGGTTCCACGCCAAACTCGGCAGCCAGTTCACAGGCTAGGTTAAAGCGAAACGCACGCAAATATCCCGGAGGAAATGCGAGATTAGTCTCTAGCGTAGCCGCCTGAGACAGCGGGCGCACCGACACAAAGTGAAATTCCAATACCTTAGTCGGCACCGGATAAATGTAAATTTCCACATCCGGGTAGGTCATATTGACCCACATCAACTGTGGATAAGTTGAGGTTACCGTTTTAACAGCAATATTATTGTATTGCTCGTTGTTGATCAGTTTGATGCCATACGACACGTTGGTCGAGGCGTCACGAAAATAGGTAGCGTCGTCCATCAGGATCGGACGCTCGGCAACAAATGTACCCGTCGGCCCCATCGTAATGGTGCGGACGTTAGGCTGCCAGTTGTAGACTTGATCTTGGGTCGAGTAGACCGCCAGACGCTCCGTACTCCATGAGTCAAGCATCTGGTTTAAGGCAGCGAGGGCGTCTTGAGACGTGGCTGCCGAAGGCACTTCACCTTCTGCCAATTGCCCGATCAGACGCAGCGCACCGTTGATCTGGTCAGCAGCGGTGGTTGCCATGTATTACTCCCGGCGTCGTCGTCGCGCCCTTAATGCGTTATCAGAATTCCCCGATGCCGACAAATCTGCCGACACCGGGGATTCTGAGTCATCTGGGCTAGAAGGGTCAAATTCCTCCCACCCATGCTCCATATCTTCCCGCGCCTCTAGCCACGAGATTGCGACCTTTTCCCCATGCTTGGGGTGACGAAGGAAGATATTAGCCATATCAATTAACTTACGCGGTAGCAGGTCCACGAACCCACGCCCGTCTTACGAGCGCGGAAGTGACCCGAAGTACCTGCAGCAACAGCGCCAGCGCCCACAAGCGTCCAGCCCGTGCCCACCGCCACCGTGATAGCGTCCGCACCCGCGTCGATGTTCACGACGTAGAAGTCAAACGCCACATCTGTCTTGTCAGCCGAAACAACCAACTCAAGGTCAGCGACAGCCGGAAGGACAAGATTGCCCGCCGTGCCGTTGAACGTAAACAGGCCGTTCGCCAACTGAGCAGCCGTTGCAGTCGCACCAGCCGTCAGAGCAACCGGAGCGCCCTGCACCAACAACAGCGGCTCACCAACCGCACCCGGATTGTACTGATACCCACTAGTACCATTAGGAAGTGCCATTTCTAATTACCTCTTAAATGTTGCCGTCGGTGATAACTCGATCCGGGCGGCTTAGAAGGACGCGATACGTCTCTCCTGCCGTCGGAGTAATTGAGCCACCCGAAAAGTTACCGAACGTAATTGCCAGCGTGTTGTCTGCCGAGACACGCGAGCCAACAATACCGAGGCCCGCTTGGGCCGTCGGCTTGTTGACCGCAACGTGATCTCCAGCCAACAGACCGTTGACCGTGAACGTCTGCTCGGCAGACGTGTTCGCGGAAACGGCTGATGGCGACAGCGTGACGCTGATAACCGCCTGCTTGGGGAGATTGCCGAGTACATAACTCATGGCATTAACCCCAAAGTCGGACGGCCATCTGCGGGCGAATCACATTGTAACCGTAGAGAACGTCGATACGGCACGGCATACGGTCGTTGTTGATGTCGTACTGACGGACAACGCGCATGGAGATACCGTTGTGGACCTGACGCGAAGCCATGTCAACGCCCTGCGGGAGCAGGAGGTCAGCCGTGGCAAACGCGATGGCGTCACGATGGTACACGAGGTTCTGCGGGTACTGGGTCGAAGCGCCACCCAAGAAGGTGATCGTGTCGCCAGCCTGCGGGAACGACGAGACAGTCGCGAGAGCAACCGACGAGGTGTAGATCGCCGGGCTGATCGAGACGGACGCATAAGCGCCACCCGATGCCTGCACGTCAGCCGTTACCACGAACTGCTGGAGCGAGCCAGTCGATTCGCGGGTCTGCGGGTTAACGGCATACACACCGTTGATCGTGAACACGTCGCCCTTCTTGATGGTCTGCGTGCCAGTGCCGGTGATGGCAATGGTCGAAGTGCCCTGAGCGGTGACCGTGGTCGTGACCGTGTGAGCGCCCGTACGGCTGCCAGTCGTAAACTGCTTGATCGACTGCGACATGTTGAGTTCCTCGAACCCAAGGATGCCTTCGCCAAACATGCCGTTCTTGAACTGCGCCGAGATGGTGCTAACCGGGTTGAACAAGCCCTTCATGCCCTCAATGAGCGCGGCATTGGCAGCCGGGTTCACGGTGACATAACGCGGCGACATCACAGCAGCCGACTCGTTCAACTTCTGCTGGGCAGCAAGAAGAACCGAGGTCGTCGCCGGGGTCGTGCCGGGAGTGCCGACAGACTGATAGATGCTGTTAAACGAGTTAGCAACGTCAGCGTCGATGCTGGCGGCCAACTGGCTGATACGCGGCTTCAGCACGCGCTCTGCAAAGTCGTCCAACTGCATGGTCATTTCGGCAGTCGTAAAGTTCACGCCGATGTGCTTCTGCGAAGCAACGGTCAACGTGGTGAACTGCTCGTTGTC